GTATTCCATTGTGTGTGCTGTTTTTTCTAAAGAACGTCCAAGGAGTCGTAAATTGAAGCTATAGTCCCAAGAACGAAATTCCCAAAGTTGTTTGCGGAAAAACCAAATGTTTTCGAAAAACATGGGAATTTTATATCTGAAAATAGCATAAGTTTTGTACCACCAAGTTTCATGACGACTCAAGGTTTCCAAAGATTTCCAAAAACTATCTGCGAAAACTATTTTCATAAGTTTTTAATTTTGTCTTTAAGTTTCCAATCTCCAATTTTCCACAATTTTGATTCCATTTCACGAGTCAAATCCCAAGCCTCTCTGTAACCAATACGTCTTTCGTAGAAACGATGAAAATTCTTAATCAATCTTTCACAAGTTAAGGCCTGTTCTTGGGTTTTACAAGAATCAACAACAGTTTGTAACCAATTCAAAACATCCGCCCAATGTGTGCTTCTTTTATCCATTTTGTTTTTATTTATCTTGTTTATTCCTACCACTATGATTCGTAATCCAATTATACATGAAATCTGAATCGTGAATAGGGGTCTTACTTTTGTTGAGTATATTGATAATTTCTCTAGTTAAAGTTCCAGCAGTTTGAGTGCCGTCATTTGACCACTTTATGATTGCAATTTCAATTTCTTGGTATAATTCGTTTTCGCTCATCACGCAAATATAATAAAAAAAATAAGACCCACAAAATAAATTTGCGGGTCTTTTGGAAAGGATATATGAGAACACCTCATGGTGATGACATCCATAAATATATCAAAAAATGTAAAAAATACAAGTTCTGATAACGCCATAACCATTATTTTAACAAGTTATAATATTCCTTAAAGTGTTTTAATCTGTCTGCAAGACCTATGGTTCCACCATTCACACATTTTGTCACGGAAGTCACAGTTGCATCACTTTCATCAATACATTTATGAAGACAATTCTTACTAAAAAACCAAGCAGCGGATAAAAGAGGAAATTTGGTTGCAACTAAATCAGGATTCGAAATCATATCCTCATTAATTGCTTTTCCAAACTCAGAATAGTTGTTTTTTCCTGTCAATTGAATAAAACCACGACCTCTGAACTTCCAACCTTCTTTTGTTTCCTCACCACCGTTACCCATCCTACCACCATAAACTTTAGCCGCTATTTTTTCAGGATTTCTGGCATAGGATTCAGACAGATTTCCAGGAAAATATTTTGGAAAAATCTTTTTCAGACCATCAGCAGAATAATTCAGGTTTTCATTAACAACTTTGAAACCACCAGATTCATGACCGCACTGTGCCAAAAAATGTGCAAGTTTCAAAGGAGTATCAATTTTAAATTTAGCCGCTGTATCAGGAATTTGAGCAATAACTGACTCAGGAATGTGCCCCTTCAATTTATCTAATTTTAAACCACCGACTTGAGGAGCGACTTGGGGAGTATCTATGATGACATCCTTACCCATAATGGTTTCCCAAGTTTTAGGACCAACAATACCATCGGGAGTTAGTCCATTTTTAGTTTGAAAAGATTTTACCGCGTCAGTCGTCTTTGTACCGAACGAACCATCTTCAGTTAAACCTAATTTTTTTTGTAGTTTTTTTACATCATCTCCTTTTGAACCTTCTTTCAGTAACATTTTATTTTATTTTAATTTTTATACTTTTAGTACCAATAAATATTACAATCAAATAACAGAATATTTATTTTATATGAAATCACTTTTGAACGAAATAGACAGAATCAAATCTGTTATGAGGGTTATATCTGAAGAAGAAGAGTTAGAGGGTCAAAAAATGAACCGAAACTTAAGAAGTGTTGTGGAAACTTTACAATTTTTGAAATTATTCAGTACAAAAATTGAAAAAATGTTAGTGGATATTTCAGAGTTTGCTAACACACAAATTATCGACTTTGAAATGATGAATAGAGGTCTTCGTAAAGTTCTTTTGAAAAAAGGTGATAAAAAGAAAAACGTTGAAGAATATTTAGGAAAGATTTTAACATCTTTGAAATACAGGGAAAGAACTGGTTATGGTACTGAACCTGAAAGCGAAGATTATGAGTTTGAAGTTGAAGAACCGTCTATCGTACCCAAAAAAGTTTATAAAAAAGAACTTTATGAGTTACAAATAGAATTATTGAAACTTCAAGAGTGGTTAAAAAAAACAGGAAAAACAGTGATAATTGTTTTCGAAGGTAGAGATTCGGCAGGTAAGGGTTCTACAATTAAAAAGTTTGTCGAAAACTTGAATCCAAGATACTATAATGTTGTGGCCTTAGGTGTTCCAAATCCAGAAGACAAGAAGGATTGGTGGAATAGATATAGAAAACAAATTAGGCCAGGTATGATTAACCTATTTGATAGAAGTTGGTACAATAGAGGATTAATCGAGCCTGTTATGGGTTACGGGACTCCAGAGGAGTATGAAGATTTTATGGAAAATGTTGAGGATTTTGAAAACGACTTGGTCAAAGACGGTGATTATCTTTTCAAGTTGTGGTTTTCTATTGATAAGGACACACAAAAAAGAAGGTTTGACGTTAGACAAAAATCTCCCTTGAAATATTGGAAATATTCACCAAATGACGCTAAAATGCAAGACCTTTGGGATAGATTTACTGAGTTCAAAGAAAAACTTTTTGACAAAACTTCTACGGTAAATAACCCTTGGGTTGTTATAGATTCACAAGACAAAAGAATTTCAGGTCTTAATGCGATAAGGTACATTTTACAAAATATACCTTACGAAGGAAAAAATAGTAAGGTTTTAGATGTGGAGTATCCTGAAGTTTTAGCGGTTCTTAAACCTTAATTTCGTCAATTTTTACCTCAATTTGGTTAACTGACATCATTAACCAAATGTCCAACACGATAAACACTAACAAGTGCTGAATTTCAGAGATGGGATGGTTCATTTTATCAAAAAATTGAAAATAGAACCATTGAATTATTTTGAATGAACAATAAATCTTGAATGAGAGTACCAAAAGACCTATAAAAAATTTCATAATATTTATAATTAAAATCAATTATGAATAATTTACGTCAAATAATCAAGGAAGCACTCGAACAACATTTGGATAAATCTTTAATACTTAAAGATGACGTTGAGGTCTCAGACGCATTGAAATATCACATAGAAAATGGAATGAGTTTAACAAATAACGTATTCAGGGTCTATTCCGAAGGTTATTTCAAACTTGTTAATGAAGTTAGAGATTTGTGGAATAATGGAAAAATTGATTTGAATGAGGAAGATAGATTGATGGTAGAAAGTGATTTGGGAATCAAAATTAAAGTTAGAGGGGAGTATATCTATTTAGATGCGCCATTTATAATGGAAGAAGAAGAAATTTTGGAAGAAGCAAAACATAGAGGTAAGAATGTTAAATTAAACAAACCTTTCAGAACTTCAGGGGGTCCTAAAAAGTTTGCGGTATATGTTAAATCTCCGGGGGGTGGTGTTAAAAAAGTTACATTCGGAGACCCAAATCTCAAAGTTAGGAATAGGAATAAAGGTGCCGCAAAATCATTCAGAGCTAGACACAAATGTGACCAAAAAAAAGATAGAACCACTGCGGGATATTGGTCTTGTAATGTTGGTAGATACGCAAAACAACTTGGACTTTCATCCTCAAATTCTTGGTAATGGATATAGAAAAAATACATGAATATCTTCAAACTTATCTTGATGACGCAGTAACTCCTGCTATAAACAGAGAATTAGTTGGTGAAGAAGATGAACAAATTTCTTTAACTGTTTATACTTTGAGGATGGGAAGTTATAATCCTCCAATATTTCATGCTTTCATTGATATTGACCCTAATTGGAAAGGAAGTATATTAAAAAAAGTGGAAAAAGACGTTGCGGACTTTTTCAAAATTTTTTCCATAAATAATAAAGTCAAAGTTCATTGGAACAAAAGACCCGCATTTTAATATGGAATTTCCATTCAAACAAGAAATTATTGGTGGTAAGATTAGAAGAACATTCTCACCCGATTCAAACTCGGATGAATTGAAATGGCATCAAGATTTGAAAGACAGAAAAGTTACAATCATAGAGGACGGAGGATGGGAGTTTCAAATGGAGGACAATTTGCCAAGCAAATTACAAATTGCCGAACAAATTTTCATTCCAAAATTTGCTTGGCATAGGGTTATTAAAGGAGTTGGACAGTTAGTTGTCGAAATAGAGGAATAATCTAAGCAATATTGGGTTCATCATAAACAGTGGAAGGTTCAGTTTCAGTTGAGACCCACATGTTTCGTATAACATTGTTGTATTCGGTAACCGCCTCATTTAGGACAGGTACTGGCTCCTCAAGGGAATGAAGTTTTTCCTCTAAATTCAAACACTCATTATGTACTTGGTCTTGAATTTCGGGAGAACAAAGATTTTTGTTAGTTTCTTGAGATGAAAAAATCTTTCTAGTAATTGGAAATAAATAATCATCAACATCTAATAACAAATAATCAACCCTTTGGTCTTCCTGATTCCAAAAACTTAGTTCATTTTCACCATCCAAAGCTTTATATCCCGCAAATTTATAACCTGAGATTTTATTGATGAAATACACCAAAATTCCTTTTCTCCAATATTTTTCAAAATATTGTTTTTCCCTACTGTAAGTGGTACACCATCTTGTAGTTGCACCATATTTTGCTGATGCTGCAAAGGTTAGAGGTCTGAGTACTACCCATTTATCATCCTCATACTCTTTGATAACTTCACCTTCTAAGTCTTTCCTCCATTCTTTCATTGCTGCCAAAGTGATTGCCCCTCTTAGAGAATCCAAATCTTCGTATTTGGAAACGTCATTTTGTTCAATCAGACCTTTTTCCATCAATTCCATAAATTGAGTGATTGAATTCAATGAATCATTGTTGAAGTAATCTATCAAATGGGTTATCACATAGATTTGATTGGGTGTTAAATCAGTAACATTGATTCCGAGAGAGGACAATCGTTGATTCAATTCTCTTGTAGAATTTTCAGACTCCAAACCATGTTGTTGGATTACATCAAATCTTTTTGAAAAAATTTTACAAATTAGAGGTAGATATTTGTTTGATTTGGAAATATCTAATCTAGTCATTATATCAAAAAAAGATACATTTAAATGCGGATATTTTTCTTTTAACTCTTTGATACGGGACATAGTAATTTTTTTTTAATGATAAGAGAATATGAATTGATAGTCAAAAAAAAAGAAGGTGAGTTATTCACCTTCTTTCAGCGGAAGCGGTTGGATTCGAACCAACGGACCCGTTAAGGTCTCTAGTTTTCAAGACTAGCGCGATAGACCAACTCTGCCACACTTCCTATTTGGTGACTGTATATCCAAAGTTTAATAAAACATCTTTACAAAGTCTAATGAATTCATCCAAAGTTAAATCACTTTTTGCTCTATTAGCTTCTGGACGAGCAACACCTAAATTTTCGAATGAGCTTTCGCCACCCAAGGTTCTCGGAAATATGTGGTCAAACTCGTAAGTGTTGAAATCATTTATATCAATGGGTCTTCCCGTCAAATAACATTTGTCAATTGTGGAGAGATATTCTTTCAGTTTTTTTCTATTGAAATCACCCCTTTGATTATAAGTTATTTTTTTTCCATCATATTCTTTAAGAAATCTTTCAGTTTTATGAATCCATGGATTTAAGTTTCTTTGTTTTTTTATTCTTAGTAAAGTTTTCTGTTTTTGTCCCTCACCGAGATGATAGGAAACTGTGGATTTAGCACAGTTTAGTTCTTTGGCAATCTGTTGAAAACTATAACCTTTTTTTCTTAGTTCTTTTATTTTATCTTTCATCAACATATTATATAAATAGTTCGAAACAAGTAATTTCGAACCCTGAATGAAAAAAAATACTATATTTGCTTTATGAAAACAACACTATTATCAATTTTATTATTTTTTTCTGTGAAAAGTCATTCACAAACCTCTGATATCCTGCTAGTTCCTGAACAAAATTCTTTAGTTGCAACTTATACGAATAATATCAGCATCATTGGGTTCTACTTAGGAGGTTATTATCTTACGTCCTTTCCTCAACCCTATACCTATACCACACCTTTCTCTATTCTAAACAGAGGTGGAATCTCAATCAATAACCCTAACAATGCTGTTAGTCTAATGGGTGGCGTATTTATAGAAAATTTCATGGATAGTATTTCTTTAAAACCGGATATTTGGTTAAAAATTAATCCAATCCGATTAGTTTCAGGGAAAAGAAATATTGTGGATTTTTCTTTGGGTATTAATTACATGGATGGTTACAGATATGCTGTAGGTCTATCGATACCTTTCGGTGGTATTTATTATAGATGAAAAAATTTTCAAAACTTGTAGAGAAAATTCTAAGAGCCGATGAACCCATAGTTGATGGGTTCAAATATGAAATAATATCGGTAAATGAATCAGAGGATTTTATGAACACACTAGAATTCACCTTTAATGTAATTCTTCCCGAACCAAATCAATCTTATTTGTATGAGAAATTCAAGTTGGATATCAATAATATAATCAACAGAATTTTTGACATTTTAGGTGGAAACCTTAACGTCAGATATCAATTTTTGGTTGATATGAAAGAACCTTTAGACATTTATATAAAACCAAGTTCGGTTTATAAAATCATTGAAACAGTAGAAAATAAATTCCAATCTGTTGAACACAAACTACAAGATGGAAGGATTGTTGAGCTCGAACTATCTGTCAAACCCAAAAAAGAAGATTTTTATAGTGCTTTACAAGACGACTCAATTGATTTCTCCTTTAATATTGATGTAAAAAATATAAAAATTAATGGAGAGAAATTTATTCCTAATGAAAAGGATATAAAATCACTCAACCATTGGATTTACGAAATTTTAAATGAGATGGATAGTTTTAGAGTCAGAATGGAGGACGACATTTATGATATTATAAATCCCGAAATGCAAATAAATTCATATGATATTTTCATTCAATGTATTTACAACATTTCATCCGTATGTGGGTTTGATGGTAAGTTCGAATGGGGTGAAAAAAAATGGAAATTTCCTACTGAAATCTCTTAAGTAATTTTTTTACGAGACTTAACAAAGATTTGGACGTAACAATAATTGCACCGGAAGCTACAAGTCTTTCTGTTATAATCATTGCTGTCTCATTCAAATTTGTTGTCCTGTGAGCTAAGGATAATATGTCAGTTAGTATGGGTATTATGAAACAATAAGCCATGATATCCAAAAAACTACCGATTGACGCGTTTAGACTATTCATGAATTCTAAAAAAACATTTTTAAATAAAATTCCCTTGTCGTAAGTCGCTTTGAATTCCGAGCCTAAGGACTTTTCCTCAATCAATTTTCTTATTTTTTTTGATGCTGCCTTTGTTTCGAAAAAAAGAGTCATCGCCACACCAGCAATTATAAGTGCTCTTTCATTTTCATCTAAAGAAAAGTTTCCACTCCTTAACCAAACATCTAAAGGTTTCATCAATCCACCAACAGACGCTCCCCAAGTGAGTAACATTCTAACATTAATTCCATATGAATCCATTACTTTCTCAGTAAGACTATATGCAAACGAATATAATTCTTTTGCATATTGAGACATACGGGACCTGTCTTGTTCTTGAAGAATTAATTTGAGTTGTTGTTCGTTAATAAAAAAATCCATACAAAATATAAATATCAACAATATATTTATAACTATGAAAGGTGAAATAAATCCAAATTTAGAACTCGGGGATAAAATTATGATTCTTCATATGGAGGGTGAAACTCAGGTACCTCCAGGAACAAAAGGTGTAGTTACAAAAATAACGAGCGACCCCTTCGAGTTCGGAAATGATAGTAAAATTATTGAGGTTGAGTGGGAAAATGGTTCGAGACTTTCGATGGTTTCAGCCACAGATGTTTGGAAGAAAATTCCCAATAAAAATATAGAAGAACAAAGAGTTCCTGACCCAAAGTTTGAATTTTTCAAAAAAAATTCTGAAATTTTTGACCATTTCGATTGGAGATGGTTCAGAAACTATTTGAAGTTGATACAAAAATCAGGTATTGTAAATATGTTCGCGGCCAGCCCACTTTTGTACAGTGGAAAGGAACATATCGAGAGATATTACGGAGAAGGTAGAGAAGAAGATGAAAATTTTCAAGAAGTCTTAGACAATGCTGACGAAGCAAAAGACAAATTAATTCAAGGTATTCTAAGTTATATCAAAGACAAAGATATCAGTTTAGATGATATGTCTCATATTAATTCTCTGGCGTCAAAATTTTCTAAAGGACTCTTGGGTGCATACATCCATTTTTATATTTAATTGCTGAGAGGTGCTTTTATTGTTGGATGGCAATTATAATCTTTAAGAATAATGTCATTTTTGTTGATTTTTTCCCAATCAACTAAATAACCGTCTCGAAATTTGAAATCAAAGTTTAGTTCGACTGTCGGAAGAAGAAAGGATGACCTAGATATCTGTTCTTTAGCTTGTTCAATGTGATTCGAATATAAATGGGTGTCTCCAAGATTTCCAATTAGATTTTCAGGCACCATATCTGTTAATTTGCCGAGCAACATAAGTAATAAACCATAGGATGCGATGTTGAAGGGCAAACCTAAGAAAGTATCTACTGAACGTTGATTCCACATGAGAGAGATTGCTCTCGTAGGGGTTGGCATCCAATATTCGTCGTCAAAATTTATTTTATTTTTGAGTGAAGGCTCAAATCCGGTTTCATAATTATTTTGAAGCCAAATTTTATATCTTTCTTCATAAGATAATTCTCGGGTATAAACTTGAAATCCATAATGACAAGGTGGTAAGACCATTTCATCAATTTCAGATACATTCCAAGCTGAAACAATGATTCTTCTACTGTCAGGTTCAGTTTTTAATTGATGAATAATTCTCGATATTTGGTCATACCAAATTGAGCCCATATCGCCATCCGACGTAGTCATCCATCCTTGCCATTGTCTCCATTGTTTCCCATAGATTGGACCTAATTCACCCCACTCTTTTGCAAACAGACTATCGGTTTTTATCTTATCAATAAAAGATTCTTTCGATGTACAAACATATTTGGCAATCGTTGTATCATCCATAAATTTATCTAAAACCTTTCTTTTATAGTTGAACCAAGCGTCACCATCCCAAATATGACAATCATTATCAACAAGGTATTTGATATTTGTATCACCACGCAGAAACCAAAGTAATTCTGTAATAATTGAGTTCCAAGCCATTTTCTTTGTGGTCAATAATGGAAAACCATCAGACATTTTGTGCGTTATTTGTCTTCCAAAAACTGATAATGTACCTGTACCAGTACGGTCTACTTTTTCTCGACCATTGACAATGATGTCTTTAAGTAAAGATTGATATTGAAGGTCTAATTGATTCATTTTTTGTTATTCAAACCTGAGTGTAATTTTGCATTGTCCAAAGCTAGTTTGACTGCTTCGTATCTTTCCATTCTTGGGTTTAATTCCAATAATCTAGTCATGGTGTTCAAAACTTCTTCTCTAATTTTCAAAGTTTCAGCTTCGAATAAAAATTCTTGTATTAATTCTTCGTTAGTCATAGGTTTATTTATTTTGATTTTCCCATTCTTCTTTGATGTATTTTATGTTATCTGACAAATAATCCATTGTCGATAACCAACTAAGAACCTCGTTTATACCGTCATTTTTCCCCTTGTCATAAACTACCTCCATAGCTTTTTTTAAACCAGTTTCATTGAGAAAAAAACTATGTCCGTTGTAATCTGAAATCAATTCTGAGAAATCAGGTTTCATCGTGTGATTATCATGTTCGTGTTTGCAATAGGAAATCTACCAACAGGATATCTGGATTTATTACCGTCACTATTTTCGATTTCCTCCATAACTTCATAATAATTTTCATCTTTTTTCACGGTGGGGACGTTTAAAAATTGATAGAGGATTTCAGAACCTTCCATTTTACCTGAATAAATCTTAACTAATTTTGTTGTTGTGTTAAAAACTAAAGTTTGCATAATTGTGTTTTTGTGAGATACAAATTTATAAAATCACAGTTGAAATATCAAATGTAATTCAAAAAAATGAAGTATTTATAAAAAAAAGACAAATGAAAATTTTCAATTCTGCACAAATCTCTAAGGAAGAAAAACAAAGCATCTTGGATAAACACAGGTCCTTATACAATGGATATAGAGCAGTTTATCCTGAAGTCAAAAATGAACAACCACTTTATGTTTATGACCCGGCACAAGACAAATTAGGTGCAACAATAACAACCAAAGGAGAGGTAAAACCTTACACCGACTATAGAGTTAATGAATCAACAAACTTAGAAGAAGAAAAAGGAATGTGTTCAGAATGTGGAGGTATGATGTATGAAGGTGAGTGTTCAGAATGTGGGTACAAAATGGAAGAAACAAAAGAGGAATACAAAACAGGTAAATTGTCCGACATCTACAAAGTAGAGGATTTGGGTGACAATGAGTTTGATTATGTTGAAGGTGGAGGTAACAAATACGGAACTTTCGAAAAAATGCATCATATGAAAGAGGAAACTGCAACATCAACAGCACCACTTTCTTATGGAAAACATTACAGTGAAATTGAAGAACCTTACAATTTCAAATCAGATGGGCCGATTGGTGATGGTAAAACTTTAAGAGCGAAAAATATAGATGAGCAAGGATTCACAGGTGGAGGAAATGCTCCTGACTTTGACATGGATGCAGAACCAGGTTATAATTTCAAATCAAAAGGTCCGAAAGAGGGTGATGGTCCTTTCACTTCGAAAGCAAAAGACATGGATTTGGACACCGAAGACGAATGGGAAGCCTTCGATTTTGAGTCGGGCGGACCAGATAACGGTGGAGAAGCTTTTCCCATGTTCGAAGATGATTTTACAGATTTGATTGATTTGGATAATGACTTAGAAGACGAGAGAGAGGAATTAGAAGAAAAAGAGTACGAAGAGATGACATCAGCCTTTGCTGATGAAATCGAAGAACAGGACATCTCAGGAGTTCAAGGGATGTACGGTGAAACAGAAAAACCATATGCTTTCGTAAGCACAGGACCAGGTAAAGCGGGTCCATACCAAACTCATAGTTGGGGTGGGGAACAAGTTGGAAAAAATATAAAAGAAGAATCTGAAACAGAGGAACTTTATTTACCAAAACACATATTGAACAAATCTAAAAGAATGAAAGATGCGGAGGAGAAGGGAGAGGATTTTGATGAAAACGAGTTTGACATTTCTGATTATGAAGATTTTGACCCAAAAAACTCATCATGGGAGGAAATAACAACTATGACAGGTGAGGACGAGTTTTCAAACTTAGGAGAAGAGTTCAAAGAAAAACTCGAAATTCAAAAAAATAAAATTTTGGAAATGTTCAATAGATTTGAAAAAATTAAGTAATTTTTAATATATCAAATCACTAACAATATTACTCTTTATAGTTTTCCAATCAAAAACTGCAAATTTCTTTTCTTCATCAACAAATTGAGAAGATATTTTGGTTTCGGAAAAGCAAAAATTTTCAGATAATATTATAAAAACTAAATCCTGATTGAGTAAAAATTCCGATTCAAGGATTTTTGGTATCTCATTCATTAAAAATATTTTACCGTAATCTTGCCCCGAATTGTTTTCATACAATGGTTTTTTTGGTAAGAATTTTACATGATTAGAAATTTCTAAAACTTTATCCCAGTTTTGTGGGTTGTGATTTTTATTTTTGAAAATTGTAACGAGTATCTTTTTTATATTTTTCCTACCCAAGTATTGTTTGGGTAAGTTGTGAGTTACAAAGGGTAATTTATCATGGTTCTCAATCAATTTTTCATGAACACCAAATGTACTAACTATAGGATTTTGTAAATTTTTAATACTTTCTAAAATTTCAACTCTTTCGATTTTTTTTTCGGGGTATAGTAGTTTAAATTTATTCATTGTTCTGTCCAAATCATAAAAATGAGAAAGATGCCAACCAGAATGGAAATTGTTTTTTGTACCTTTCAACATATTTTTCGATTTGTAGGAATAATAAAAGTTCTGATTGTTACTGACTATTTGTGAATAGTCAAATAATATTGAGCCAACATGTTTAGTTTGAAATACAAATTTATCAGACCAAATAAAGTTTTTCTGTTTGAAAAAAACAGGACCATAAATTAGTTTTTCAGTTATTTCTTGTAAATTGGACAAATCGGGTATTTCATCAACATCAGAAATAAGAATCAAATCGTTCAAAAGAAAATCTTGACCCAAAATAAAATCTGATAGTATCAAAAAACCAATTTGAAGTAAAATTTCTTTGGTAAAGCCGTTTTTTTCAAAATCTAATATAATTTTCTTTATTTTTCTTGTTTTTAAAAACTCGATTACCTGATTTTCCGTAAGGTGAGGTATTTTCAAATGAGTAACTCTGTCTTCATCAACTTCTATATCTTGAAGATTCAATAAGTTTTCTTTTTTGTTGAGTAAAAAATCTTGTTCGAACTCTATAATTATGAAGTTATCTACTTTATCTTTTAAAAAATCTATCCTTAGATTCAACATTTCTATTTCATCATAGAAAAAAAAACAATCATATACTTTTATTCTCTTTCTTATCAACTTGAACTATTTTATATGTAATAAACTATAAGAAAATATATAACAATGTCATCAAGAAATTATTTTTTGGCGGACCAAAGGAATAAAGTTAATGTTGGAAACTATTACTATTTCGAACAAGGTTTTTCACCTGAAGAGGTTGTAAAGTTGAGAGAAATTTGCGAAAAATACCCTAAGGAGAAAGGTGCTACAGGTGGTGACTCCGAAAATATTTCTGATTACAGAATAAGTGAAATTTCTTGGATACCCGATGCTACTGAAACTTCTTGGATTTACGAAAAAATAGCAAATTTTACGAAAATTGCAAATAAAGAAATGTGGAATTTTGATATTTGGGATTTCCAAGACCAACTTCAATATACAACATACTATGGTGACGGAGGTCACTACGATTGGCATATGGACTTAGGCCCTGGTATTTCGAATAGAAAAATTTCATGTGTTGTACAATTATCAGACCCAGATGAATATGAAGGGGGTGATTTACAAATCAATCCTGGTGGTAATATTTTAGTCATTCCTAAAAAACTCGGTTTAGTTTGTTTATTTCCCTCTTTCTTATTACACAGAGTTACTCCATTGAATGGTGGTGTTAGAAAATCTTTGGTCACTTGGCTATGCGGTTCAAATTTTAGATAGAATTATGGAAATAAAGAAGGTTACAATTTCTGATTACAGGAATTTGGCTCAGACCAATGATTACTTTCTGTGGAGTTTTTTACAAAGAGAACAAAATATTGGGGATTTGACCATTTGGTCGGTCTTTGATTCCAAAGTGAATCCAAAAAATGGAGAGACTAACAAACTAATAGATTTTTTGAAAATTTTTCCTATAAGTTTTTATGAATCATATGCAGATGAAAGTTTTGATTTTTTACACGGATTAGGAATTAACCACAATTCATTGTATAAAGTTATTACAGACATTAATATTAGATGGACACACAAAAATAATATATTTTATAATCCAGTTATAGTTTTGTTCAAAAAATATAGAATGATAGATTCGACATACAATCACTGTTATTGTATTGAAGGAATAACAGAAATGATTATTAACAACGCACCTGAACTAGCTTCAAAATTCAAAATAGACTAACGTTCCGTACAGAAAAAAAAGACTTGAAACAATCGGCCATCCTGTAAGTCTTTTCCAAAATAGTCCAACGATACATGATAGTTATCAGCTCTGTACATTACTAATCTGTTAAAAACGTTCCCAATTCTATCCACCATGTCCCATTTTGTATAGTCTTGTGCATGATGACCAGGAGGTGCAGATTCTTTATAACCCGGCTCATTTTCTCTTTTATAATCAAAATGTTGCCAACCCGTTTCTTTGTGTCTGAAAATACCGGTACCTGAGGATAAAGGGGCGTCAGGAGTTAGATAAATAATTCCAGCCCAATCTGTTGTTGAGTCAGCATGAATCCAAGACCTATCCGTTGAAACTGTATATTGGAATGAGCCGGTGTATTCACCACCCCACCAAGTAATTTCACCCGTAAATGGATAAAGAATATCTCTAAATTTTTTCTTTATTGATTCGGTCAGAAAGGGAACAGTTCTTTGGCCAGGATAATTTCCTCTCACTTTGAATTCTTGGTTGAGTGCAAAATTTCTGACATCCATAGGATTATCATAAAAATTATCAAAGGTCATTGAATTAAGTCTCATACTTTTGGTTTTTACCAATTAAATATAAAAAACAACTAAAAGAAAAAAAGTCAAATAAAATATAATTTGAGGATGACTTTTTACAGTTCATTTGATATTTCTTAATAAACAATAAAAAATGGAGATTAAAGAAATTGTATCGTATTTTTTGAATGTCGAATCAAATATCTTGGATGTGTCATTTAGGACAATCGATGATAATGAGGACAATCTCAGAAATGATAATATAAATTATTCTATTGTTGAGGAATATGGGTTTGAATTAGTCACTGAAAGTTTTGATTTTTTCGATGAAGAATTCGATGATGACGAGATATATGAAAGCGATGAAAAAGTTGAATTAGATGAGAGTGAACTTCTGACATTTCTGAATGAATATTACACAATCAATCCCGATTATTTACCTAAACCTGAACTTTACTAAGGACCGACTCTGGTCCAAATAAAAGTAAGAATTTGTTTTTCACCCAACGGACCTCTTGCCCATTGACCTGAGCTTTGTAGTTGAAGGGATTCTAACCCATCTTCTTCGATATGGAATGTTAATCTTTTAGAAACCCCTGAAGGTACGTAATCGAATTGTAAGTATCCTAAATTATAAGAGGTGTTATTTAGAACTCTGTAGGTTGTAGTATATTGCCAAACATCATTCACTAAATTCAATCTAATTTCAGAATAATTCAGTTCAATATAGAAACGGTTGATTACAATTGAATCGAATGGTTTTGGGAGTTGACGGTTGATATAAACGGAACCTGGTCGATAGAGGGAGTCAGATGCGTAACTTTGGTCAACTCCTGTTGCATCCAAAAGTGCTAATTTATATTTACCACTCAAGGTTAGAGTTGAAATCTCAGTACCATATTTTTCACAAGAACTAAAAAATAGTAGAAAACAGATTAATATATGTTTTATCATAACTGCAAATATAAAATTTTTTTCCAAACCACAAAATATTTATGTTAATGAATTTAGACGTAGATTTCCTTATAGAGTTTATGAGAAAACATATGACTCCGAGAAAGAGAAAAGACTTGGGAGAACAAGATGAGGCACCTCCAAGTGATGGTGGTGGTAGCCCTAAATCAGGTAAGGCCGTTAAAAAATGGGAAACAGGTTTGGTCAGAGGTAAGGCAAACCAAGTTGGAAATACCAAATGGGAGTCAGGTAGAAAATTTGGTAAAACTTATATGAATGACCCTAAATACGTTTGGAAAAGCGATAGGAACATAGGAAAAACGGGAGGTAGTGATTATGCCTAAAACACCAAAAAAAGAAGAAAATATTGAGTTACTCAAAAGGGTCATCATGTTTATGAATTATGACATGAGAAAAACCTTGAATGAGAATATAGAATCAGTGAAAGGAATAATTTTAGAACAAGATGAAGAATACAAAAAAGAGTTCGATAAAAAATATGTGATTGCTAAAACTCCTCTGAAGGCAAATAAACAACCTATGGTTTCAAATGCTTCAGATATGGCCCAGATGGCTGCAGTGAATTTAGCGGCTCCAGGTGCGGCATCAGTTGTTGCATTATCAGATGCGTTTTCAGGTGAAGAATCGGCATCAATCATAATCCCACGAACAAATCAAATTTATTTTTATCAGGAAGGAGATAATCCCACACAAGGGTTTTTCAAAGATTGGTATAATACACAATGGGAACAATACATACCAAACGAGGAACAATTCAATAGTAAATTCCCACCAATGACTTTGAGACAATTCAGGACTCCAGATAAAAAACTATACTCGTTAAGAATTCAAAGGGATACTGAAAACAAAAAGCCAAATGTATGGAACGTTTTAGGTTACTACGACGAGAATAACCAACCATACATACAAAAAGATTATGTAACTATGGAAATTCCAAAAGCATACCTACCACTTACTTCTTTTTGGGATAAATTTGTAGATTATTGGGAAAATAATTGGGATGAGTGGTTATGGGTTATAGCTGCGATTATAGTGGGAATTTTAACCGAAGGTGTTGGATTTGCCTTGGTAGGTGAAGCAGGTGCGTCAGCCACAGCCATGACACTTTTTGGGAGAGCACTAACGTGGAGGGCTCTTTGGAGATATTTGGGTGAGGCGTCAGTTTGGAGTACCAAGGGACTTATAAATTTAGCGGAGGGAAAATCAAAAGATGCCTCTATAGATTTTATATTCGGATTTTTATTACCGGCAGTTCATGGTTTAGGAATTAATCGATGGGGAGTTACAGCCACGGAGCAAGAAGCGGCGGCCCTTTCGTCAAAGCTCGTTGGTAAATCGACTCAGGAGGTTTCAGAACTTTTAACAAAATCCGTGGCCCAAGGGGGGTTGTCAAAGGGTGAAAAACGATTATTCAAACAAATTGCTGTGATGGCTCCCGAAACCGTGAATACTCAAACGGTCTCTGTTATAAGAGAATTGAATAATAAGTTGATTGCAAGTGGTCAAAACCCTATTAGTATAGCAGAAAAAACTGGTCTGATTACTAAGGGAGTGTTCCAAGAAATTGGAAGATATGTTCATAAGAAATGGTATAGGTCGTTGGTGGCTTATTTGGCACATGATTATTTTTTCTTGAAGGGGTTTGATAGGATAAGTGAATATTTCGGATTTTTCGATGACGAATTCATAGAATTTTGGGAGGAAGTATATAACAAAATGGACCCTGAAGAAAAAAAGGATTTTGACAAAAAAATTGAGGAGGGTTTGGAAAACTCAGAAACAATCCAAGAATTGAGAGATTATTATGAAAAAAATAATTTTCTTTTAGATACAACTGATGCAAAGGCGTTTGATACGTTGGCAATCAAAAAGGGTCTCAATATGAAAGATTAAAGTATTTATAGTTATGAACAAAATATTAATAGAGGATATAAAAAGGAATTTGGATTTGATGGGGTTAGGCGATGAGTTGATTCTTGAAGCCCCTCGTACAGGTCCAATTGATGGCCTCCTAAATTATTTACAGGGGAGTTCCGTTAGAACAGTTCCAGAACTAATGAAAGAAGTAGAAAATGGTCTCACAAGAGAAGGAGCATCACAAATATCATCAGTTTATGAAAAATCAATTCAGTACTTAGCTAAGAAAAAAGTTTTGGCCTCTGAGGAAAGAACTTTCTTATCACAAATTATGAGAAGATTTTTTCCTGATTTAGTGGAAACAAACGTAAGGTCATTCGTAAATTTTATGAAAGGCCCTAATGGTGTTGGTGCAAGTTTTTGGCCAAAATTAGAGGAAAAATTAAAAGACCCAGCGATTGATAATTCAGTAATTTACAATACTTTAAAACCATATTTACCGAATCTCAATATGGAAGCTGTACAACTTCTGAGAGATGAATTAAGAAAAAGTTCGACATCATTACAAGTTCCAACAACAATACCTGCAAGAGTATTCACTGCGGAAGAACAAGCGGTAATAAAGGCTTCTAGGGAATGGGAAGGATTACAAGCTTGGGATACTGATGCTTTAGAAAAATTAAGGAAACGTAACACCGCATGGTATAATTTCTATTTGAGATTTGTGGATACAATCTTGGATTCAATGAGAAGTAGATTGAAAATTGTAGAAGAAACTCAACAATTGATAAAAACATATGAAACAGTGCCAGGAGCACAATCTGAGATTTTATTGAATCAAATCGGAGAAAATCTTTTGACACTCGCTCAAAGAAATAAAGAAGATTTCATATTGATGAAAAATTGGATTGCACAAAATGTCCCATCAACCTCTAACATTTATACTAATCATTTCAAAAAAGCAATTATTACTAACGATTATTATAAATTGGCAGAGTCTCTTCTAACGGGTTCAGCCAGGTCAGAGTGGGAAAAAATGAAAGGTGATTTCAACAAAAGGAGACGTGGAGTTAGAAGTGCATTTCTAAAATTACTTTTTATGGGTGTTGCGGCTCCAATCAGATTAGTGAATAAATCTTTTAGAGATGCGTATCCCAAAATGCTTGAGAAGTGGTTTCCAAATGCAAATATGAGTAGATTAAAAACTGATTTGTTATCTGGTAAAACATTGACTTGGGCCGAAATTAACCAATACAGAAAAATTTTTGGATTAGGTGAAACAATATTTTTACTTGGAAAAGAATTTGCAATTGCATTATTAATTGCTCAATCATTGAAGAGTTTTGGTATGGCCGCCTATGATGGATTATTCGGTGCATATGCTGGATGGGACAAGAAATCGCAAGAAAGGTATCAGAGAATTTCTAACATACCTGGAGTAAAAAGATGGGTTGATAAAAATGTTCCTGATTATTGGATAATGCAGGATGTTGCTGAAGTAATGGGGTTGATTGCTAACTATGGTGTAGAAAATCTGAAGAGAGTAGAGGCTTATTTCCCAGGTCTTGCTGACGATGCTGTGGGTGCAATTACAAGACTTGCAAACAAAACAACAGTTAGAACCCCTGAACAAGTTCTTGAAACTAATGAACTGAATCGTGATATGGGAGATTCACTTAGAATTTATCAACAGAGACTCGATAGTATCACTGCAAATTTAGATAGTACAAGAAATACACCACAAAACACTCCGATACCTGGGACAAAAGAAAAGGCTAAGGCTTATGTAATAGACCCAAGAGGACGAGTTCAGATGAAAGAACCTTTAACATTCCTTCCAGATACCGATGGAAGCTTAACTTATGTTGTAACAGATTCGACTGGATTCAAAGTTAGGGTTGTAATGAACGAAGATGGACAAAACGTTAAAACATGGGAATTAGTAGAACAAGGAAATTAATTTTATCAGAACAAACACCTGAAGAACAAGCCATTATTGATGTATTAAAAGATAATGGATGGTCAGATGTTGATGAAAATGGTGCAATAATCACAGCCAGAGAATTTTCGAATCAGAAACCCAACTTTGAATATAAGAAAGTAGGTCCTGTGATTCTGAGAAGGATGAAACCGGCATCAAACACTACCTCAACGACTGGAATTGATGAATTCTTTGATTGCATAGTTAAGGTAAAAAATAATTTTCAAATTCCATTATACAAATCTAGAGCCTCGTTACCCGACCCTCATATATATGAACGTCTGTCAAAAATAATTGATGGCGTTCCGACAAGACTTTGTTATTTCAAAGAAGGAAATAAAATTGAATTGAGAAAAGAAAGTGGAGATGAAGTGGTTTTCAGAGGAACTTGGAAATGCACAAGCGATAGCTCATACCGAATTTGTTGGGATGGTAAATGTAGTCCTGTGGATGTAGGAATGGGAGGTTCATCGTTTTTAGAAAACGATACAAGTTGTTGTACAGGAAGTGCTGGAACTTCTGGTACTTCAGGGGGTTCAACTTTGTGTCCAAGTGGTTATAATATTCCGTGTCCATCCGAAGATGACGTAATAGAATGTAAGGCGTCTTACAAACCCTGTATGAAATGTTCTGACATCAAAGACTATCAAGGTATTCCCGCTTTATGGTATTATATTGAACAGATTCTCAAAAGAGAAAATAAACCTATTCAGACTGATGAATATTATGGTGAAATTATGAAAGAAGCTGTTGAAATGTTACAGTCTGAACCGAGTAGAGGATTAACAAAAGATGGAAAAATTGGTTGTTTAACTTTGAAAAGTATTGCAGATAATCCCAATAGTCCATCTCAATCAACAAGTGGTACTGGAGCGGCTGGTACATCGGGTAGTAGTGGAGTT